CAGAAGGCTATTGTCGAGGCACTTGATAATGCTAAGACCCTTCGCGAAGCTAAGCTTCTTTTCAAGAGCCTGTCCGAGTCCCTCACTCGACGTTCAAAAGGTTCAAAACTTAACGAGGGATCATTACGGACGCTCGGATCGTCTTCCAGATCAACCCGCTCGGCTCAGCCGGCTTCTAATGGTGTTGAGGTGGATCGATGGGCAGTCCTCGCTGGGTTACCCGGCAAGAACTAACCATTAGACCATTATCAATAAAAGGAAAAAACAATGTCTAAACAATTTTCATTAGATCAGTTGACAGAAGGAATTCGTCAGAGACATCTGGGAACCCAGAATCGTCAGTTGATCGAGAAGTGGTCCCGCACGGGACTTCTTCGTGGGCTTGATGGTGTTTATAGAGAGAACATGTCTCGTTTGCTTGAAAACCAAGCTTCGCAAGTCCTGAGAGAGTCTTCGGCTCTTTCTGGCGGAAGTGCAGGTCTTTCAGCATCCGGTGATATGGCAGGCTTTACAAACATCGCTTTCCCAATCGTCCGCCGAGTTTTCGGTGGTCTTATCGCAAACGAGCTTGTATCGATTCAGCCAATGAGCCTTCCTTCTGGACTGCTCTTCTATCTGGATTACACACGCGGCTCCGGCCCAGCTGGTGAAGGATACGAAACCTACGGTACAGGGTCTTCTCTGTACAACAGCCCAGTGGGAAGTGGAGTTCGCTCCGGTTCACAGGGTATCGGTGGTATGTACGACCTCGCTGGAACAGGATTCACACGTGTCCATCACACGTCAGATGCATTTGGCATGACCGTGTACTCAGGCTCCTTCGCAGGAACCAACACATTGCAGCAGACTTATACACTGCACACCACAGGAACAGACGGCCGCCTGATTAACTTCGATCCTCAGCTCACAACTAAGATCGAGGGCAGCAGCCCAACACCTGGCGGAACGCAAGGTAACCAAGTCTATTCTGCAATGTTTATTACACTTGACTCGACTGACTTCCAATCAGCAGATCTCTCACTCATCAAAGAGTGGGCAATCGATGACGCCTTCATGGGTGGTACTGTTGACTCGGAGATCCAGCCTGGCAAGCTTTGTAATGTTCGTCGCTTGAACGAGCTTGGTACTTTCGATGGAACTACCTGGACGCCTAACCCAATGGTTAAGCTTGGTGATTCTAACGCTGTTTGGAAGGCAATCGTTACCGGTTCTACTGGCGACACTAAAAATCCATCAGCTGCTGTGACTTCCATGAAGGCTTCTTTCCCAATTGAGGCGAGCTTAAGCTCCGCAGCAAATGAGGGAGGAACTCTTGTTGTACCAGCATTTGAGTCTGACTTCGGTACTGATCCTGATCCATCGATCCCAGAGATCGACATCAAGGTCGAGTCGATTGCAGTTGTTGCACAGACACGTAAGTTGCGCGCCCGTTGGTCGCCAGAGCTTGCTCAGGACCTGAACGCTTATCACAGCCTTGACGCTGAGGTTGAGCTTACTCAGATCCTCTCCGAGCAAATCGCTCTCGAGATCGATCGTGAGATCCTTAACGATCTCCTCACACAAGCTGGTGCTGCTAACTACTACTGGTCACGTTCACCAGGTAAGTTTGTCAACAAGACAACAGGTGTTGAGGTATCTCAGAGTTCTACACTTCATCCGGGCCCCGCTTTCCGCGGAACAGTCCGTGAATGGTACGAGACTCTTATTGAGACCGTTATCGACGTTGCTAACCAGATTCACCGCTTGACGCTTCGTGGCTCCGCCAACTTCATCGTTGTCGGTCCAGACGTCGCGACTATTCTTGAGGCATCTGTTATGTACAAGCCAAGCTACTCCCTTGACGGCGACGGACAGGTAAGTGGAATGGTTCTTGGTGCAGATAAGGTTGGAACTCTTAGTAACCGCTTTACAGTTTACAAGGATCCGTATTTCCCACGGAACAAGATCCTCGTCGGCTACAAGGGCGGAAGCTATCTTGAGACCGGTTATGTCTACGCTCCGTATGTACCGCTGATCGTCACACCGACTATCTTCGCTCCAGAGGACTTCACCCCGCGTAAGGGTGTTATGACTCGCTACGGTAAGAAGATGGTTCGCTCTGACTTCTACGGTACAGTTACCTGCATGGATATGAACGTCATCTAATCTTAAGTTAGTTAACGTTTGAAC